CTTTTCCCGGCATAATCACTTGCCCTTGTGATTGCCCGGCGAGCAGTGCGGCGTGCTGCTCTTGGCTAATCTCTACTGCGTCTTCAGGTAGCCTGCTGTGGATGGCGCTGTCGTAAAACGCCTGATTGGCTTTTGAGTAAAAAATAGTCATAGTCTCTCCCGTTAATAACCGATGGCCAGCCAGTAGTTCGGCGATGTGTCGTTGTCATACCCTCTACCGTTAATCATCGTAAATCTGGCGTTATCAAGGATATTCGCGTTAATACTGGTTTCATTACTGGCAGCCCCCCACTTAGCCGAGCCCACCAGAATCAATGCTTTATTGGGGAATGCAATCGGGAAGTTTTTGGGGTCGCCGTTATCGGAAGCTAGACCCCACTGGATAATCAACCCGTTCGGCAGCTTCATGTACCCGGTTTCGGATTTCACTGCCGGCATGGCGGAGGCCAGCGCCTGAGCAATCGTTTGCGTCAGGGCTGAATCCCAGTCGCTGATTTGATTGTGGGTATGCGTGTGGCTCGCCGGAGCCTTCCCGTCAGCCGCCTGCTTCGCCGCCGCCGCTTCCTGTTTCGCTGCGTTGGCTGTCTGTGCCGCACCGCTGGCCGCTTGTTGGGCAGCCTCCGCCGCGTGGGCAGCATCCTCCGCTTGACTGGCTGCCACGCCGGCCGCTTGTACCGCCGCCGTGAGTTTGGTTTGCAGTTGCTGTAGCTGCTGTTTCAGCGTCGCCAATTCACCGGCCGGTGCGCCGCCGCCACTGGCTTTCTCCAACTTTTCTACCCGCTCTGCCAAAGCAGTAGCCGCATCCTTAATCTGCTTCAGTTCTTCGGCGGATGCGACGCCGGCGGTCTTTAACTTTTCCGCAACCTCGGTAAAGTTGTCGTTACATTTCTGAAACCCGACACGGATACTGTCGCCACCCGTACCATCAGGCAGGCTGCCTAAATTGACTTGCTCCATATTGTCTCCAATAAAAAAGACCCATCAGGGTCTCAGTAGTGATGCGCCTACACCGGCAACCGGCACAAAATCCAGTTTTCCGGGACGTATTCCGGCGGCTGATAAGCCTTACCGTCAGATTTAATCGAAACGTACTTATACACTTCCAGTTTGTCGTCACTGTGCCGGAAGCCCTGACCGCCCCAAAACGGAATCTGGTCTGAGTGGTTTTCCTCTGAGGAGTTCAGCACGAGGTCAATCAAATCCATCAACGCTTTTTGCCCCGCAGTTGCAGCCTGAATCTCTTTTTGTACCTCCACGTCCCAACCGCCCCAAGTCTCAAACTCACGCTGCGACTCGGCTTCGTTGTAGCGCTCCTTCTGCATCCGTAAATCGCGACGCCGCTTGGCCGCTTCTTCGGCGGAGTAGGCGGTGTTCTCTTCGTAGGCCACCACCGGATCGAGCTTAAACAACAGATTGACGGCCCGCTGCAACTGCCAAGTATGGGTGTTCAAAAAGTTATTAAATCGGTCGAGGGCGCTGGGGCTGCCCATCAGTTCGTCCCAAGACGGCTTGTGCTGCGGCGCGTGGTAATCCAGCCCCGCCCGTTTATACACATCCGACATCCTAACCGGCACTTTGGGATTCCACGGCGCCCCTTTGTAGTCGTCCGGCACCTTCGGCCCGCGTACATAAATCGGCCGATTCGACACCGAACGTTCGAAGGCGCTGTGCGCCATCGTGCCGCCCACCGCGTTCATCAGTCCGCCGCCTGGCAGTTTGAACAACCCCGCAGCGCCGTGGGCCAGCATATTGCACACCTTGCTGTAGTCGTGCCCGCCCTGAACGGTGTAAATCGCCCCCTGGTTGGATTGCCCGTCAGTCCGTACCGTGATTGCCTGGCCTTTCCGGATGGCCGCATTACTGGCCAATAGGCGCAGATACGGTCGGGCGTTATTCAGGACTTCGTAGCGCAACGGTTTATCTGGAGACCCTTCAAACAGTTCTGACATCTGCTGCTTGATTGTTGAATTTTCCTGCCCGATACGCTGCGCCAAGTCCTCCAAAGTGAGCGCGGAATCTGATAGAAACACATAACTGCCCCGGTCGATATAGCCCATCTCGAACGGTGAAGGCTGCTGCGTCATCCCGAACATATCGCCGGTATCGCCTACCGTCATCACAAACTTCATCGGTGCCGGTTCGTAGCGGTACACCACCAGGCCGTAAGACGGCGGCGGCTCCACAGTCGAACATTGGGCAAAGTATTCCCACGGGATGCCGACCAGTTCGTAAAAATGCACCGTGATTTCAGTATTCGGTGACATCTCTACATACAAACGACCACCACAGCAGGAGACTAGCCCGAAACCATCTAACTCCGTTTGCGGACTGTCCGTACTACCCAACGCCGTACTACGGAAGGTCATTGTTACCGGCAGACCGGTAGCCAACCCCCGCCCCACCGCTTGGGCTTTCTCCCAATCTAGGCGGTATTTCGGATAATCGGCCGCGCTTCCGCCGCCGTAGCGCACCTTATTCAGCAATTTAGCCAGTTGCCAATCTTGACCAGAAATCACGGAATGTACTAGGCGCTTGGCTTTTGCCCACTTGGCGGCATCGAAGCCGCTGCCCCAGCCGTGAATTACCGCCGGCAATAAGGGTTCGCTGTCTTGCTCCCCACCGTACAGGGAGAACTCAAAGCGCGTAGTACAAGCAGTCTGAATCGTACCACCTCGGGTGCGGAGCATACCTGCTGAGTGGGCTTCCCCACCCTGACGCAGGCCGCGATCCAGTAACTTCTTTAAAGATTGATTACGGCTGGCATCTTCCAGCGAAAGTTCGCTGCCGTCCGCTGCCACTACCCGCAACTGATCGGACTGGTTTAAGCCACGCAGACGCAGGGTGAGACTGCCGATCAGCTTCGGGCAGAACAGGTTGCTTGCCAGCACGTTCACCCCCTGTTCGTTGTACACCGCCAGCCCGTAATCAGTTGACGTAGCCATATAGAAACTGCCTTCCTGCAAAAGCGCCCCCGTAGTGGGCAAGATTCCGGTTTACCCCGCTTCGGGCATCGTAGCTGATATTCCAGCACAGCGAACTTTGGTCGAAATACACCGTCGAGGCGTGTTCGGTACCGCTGTTGATACAGAAGGAGTGGAATATCGGCATGATGAAGATACCTTTGAATTTATCGCGTAGGGGAAAGAGGAGGTCTAAAGCCAGCCGCCCGATCGGGTCGTTACCCAGAATAATGGTTCCTTCGACCACTAACGCCGAATCCAAATTGGTATCCAGCACATTGCCGTCGTTGTCATACATCTGAATGCCGTATTCATCGGTCATCTCATCCTCCTATCAGTCACCCCAGTTGGTGAGCTTGCCTACCCGCACCATCACATGGCCTTTCTCGTTACGCACAATCAGGCCGCGGTAATCCAACTGGGTGCCCACTTTGCTATTCGGGTCGGAACGCAGTTGCGCCCCGTGCTCCTTGGTCACGATGAAGCGTCCATCCGCCATATTCAACGTACCGCCCCGGATGTCCGGCGCTTCGATGGTTTGGTTGGCCTTGATGTGCCGCCCCAAAATCGAGCCGTCGGCAATCAAATCTCCGTTGAAATAGGTTTTGTCGCCCGTCACGGTGAACATCGGCAATTTCTTGTTGTTCCACAGCACCAACTTATCCGCCTGAATCACTACCTCGGACTGACCGCTGGTACCGTCCGCCAGCAGCGAAATGCCGCCCACCACCTTCGTGCCGGTGCGGGTATCGGTACTCACTTTCAACGTATAGGCCGCGCTCAATTTGCCGTTTAAATCGGCAAACGACTCCGCCACCTGCGTTACCGATGCCTTGGCTCCGGCTACTTCGCTTTCCACCGCCTGCACTTTGCGGGCTTGGGCTTCCGTTCGGGTGGTGAGGGTTTTCATCTCCTCGGCTACGGTGGCGATTTTGTCGCCGAACTGCGAACGCACGGCGTTGATGCGTTTGGATAACACATAATCCGCCTCGTTCATCTGGCTGTAAAAATCCCACTTGCCGGCCAGCTTGCCGGTATTACCGGCCATGCCGTTGTTGTTACCGGCCAAGTTGCCCACCAAGTTCAGCAACTCTTCCCCGGCGCCCGGCGCAAACTGCTCTTTGCCGATTTTGCCTTTCAGCTGCTCGAGCAGCAGGGATGGGTCATCACTGCATACCCCGTCCACCGGCGCCGTCCATTCTCCAGCCAGCCCGGCGCTGTCCACCAGTCGCAGCCAGAAATACCAATGCTCGCCGGTCTTGACGTTGGTGAGCTGGTAGTCAGTCTGCGGTGCCGGCAGTTTCGCCAGCGGCATTGCCTGATTAAAGTCGTTGCTCCTGCCGTAGCGGATTTCAGTGTGTGCTTCCGCCAGCAGCGGGCTGGGCAGCGTCCAATTTAGGCCGATGGCAAACAGCTTGGGCGTGGGCCGCACCCCGGTAATGGTGTAATTCAGGCTCCAAGCTTTTTCCAGCGGCTTAGACAGCACGCCGCGCGCGGTGCGGCCGCGGATTTCGGCGCGGTAATCGCCGTTGGGCAGCCCCTGCAGGCTGATTTCGGCACTGGGCGCATCTGGGATATGCCGCCACAGGCGGCCGTCTTTAAAGATTTTGATGTCGTAGCTCACCACCTGCCCGTCGGCGCTCAAATTCTCCCAGCTTAGGGTCAAATCCCGCCCGTTGGTGGACAAATTACTGTTGCCGAGCTGCGGCTGCCGCCCGTGGTTGGTGGTGGCACCGGCGGCAAACAGTGCGGCACTGTTGTCCACCGCCGCGTATTTGGCCGGGTCGTGGCGCAATGCAGTAATGGTATAAGTGCCGTCATTGGTGTTTTCTTTGATGCTTGCCGCCCGATACTGGCGCGGCACCACCTTGCCGGACAAAGCCCAATGGTCGTCGTAACCCAGCCCTGCCGGGTCGCCATCCAACAGCAGCTGATTGGGCTGCGGCTGGGAAACCACTTTCAGGCTGTAGTGTTTCGGCACCGTTTCGCCTTGTGCGTTTTGCTCGAGCGCAAGGTATTGGAACCACCAACCGGCCAAGTTTTCCGTGATGGTGCGGTCGAGGGTAACCACCCGGCCGCTTACCGCCAATACCTGCCCGCCCAACTGCGCATCGGCAAAGTGGTTGTCCGCGATTTGGATAATGTCGTAGGGCAGGTGTTTCAGCCCTTCGCGCCCCACGGTAAACGACACCGCATCCTGCTGGCGCAGCCCGGTTTGCAGTATCCATTGCCCGTAACGCACCGCCTGCCCGCGCGTGGTGCAGCCGAACGCGGTTACCGACTGGATATTTAGTCCGTAGCGCGCCACCGCCTCCGCATCGGCCACATATTCGGTTTTGCTGCGGTAGCTGTCGTATTTGTCGGCAAAGCGCACCAACACGGCGGTATAGGTGGATTTCAGCGCCACGCCGTTGTAGGCAAACTGCCCGTCCACCACATTGCTGTTGTCGTACTGTGCCACCGGGTCGCCGCCCTGATCCAACAATACCGACAGCTGGTTGCCGTTCCACAGCGGCATCCCGCAAAAGGCGCTCGCCAGTTCGGTAAGCAGTTCGCCCGCCTGCCGCCGGTCGGTCAGGTAGGCATTGCAGGTAAAGCGCGGCTCCAGCCCGCCGAAGCCGTCCGGCACCATCTCGTCACAATAACGGGCTACCTGATACAGGCTCCATTTATCGATGTCTTCCGGCGCCAGGCGCAAGGCCAGCGTGGAGTAGCGTTCCTGCTGCACCAAGTCGTAAAACACCCAGGCCGGATTATTGGTCCAGGCGGTTTTAAAGCTGCCGTCCCACAACCCCGTGTAAGCACGGGTTTCCGGGTCGTAATTAGAGGGCACTTGCACCTCGATGCCGCGAATCAGGTAATTGCGGCGCGGATTCTGCCCGCCGAACTGGTCGGAATCGATGCTCAAAGCCGCCAGCGCGGTAAACGGGTAGCACAGTTTGGCATCCGTAATCTCTACGTAACTGGCAAAAAAGGTGTTGTTTTGGATTTTGTCGCTGTTGCTGTCCGGCGTGGGGCGCGAAACCTTGATGGAGAACGGCGCTTTCGGCAGCTGGTCGAATACCTCGTCATGGTAAAACGCGCCGCTGCCCTTCTCGGTAAAGTTCACATGGCGCTGCTGTTGCACGCCGTCATCGTTGAGCAACTGGATAATCAGCGTGGTATTCGCCGCCAGCGTGTCGCCGTTTTCCTGCACCGCCGCATTGCGCTCCACCCCCACCGTCACCCGCAGCCGGGTCGGGCCGCCATCGGATACGGTGCGGATAACCGGGCTTTGGTTTTTTACCGGATTGGACACCGACACCGTGCGCTCCACGCTCTCCCAGCCCGGGATATAGGATTGGTCGGGCGTGCCGCGCTGGAATACCGCCGTTACGCCTTTGAAGTTGTAGCTGCCGTCCGGATTCTGCACCGGCGTATCATTAAAAAACACGCTTTTAAACGGCGCATCGTTGCCGTTGGCAAACCCGGCCACCACCCCTTCGCTGATCACGTCCACGATGCGCAGCATCTGTGCCGAAGACAACTTATTCGGTGCCTCATACGGCGTACGCGCGCCGCCGCCGCTTTTCTGCCCACCCATGGCCCTTACTCCTAATTCTGCTGCAGTGCCGCCGTGTAGTTTCGGGCGCGCACCGAATCATCATTAAAATCCGTGTCGTAATACTGCCCGTTCGGCGCTTTGGCCGCCTGCCCGGCAATCGGCGTTTTCACCAGCCGCAGGGTAACGTCGGCCGCCGTCGGGTTTTGCAGCACCGGGTCGCCGTCGGTATCCACCCGGCGCGACACCACACCCTGCGATGCCACCCGGCTGCCGCAATACGCCTCGCCGTAAGCCAGCGGCACCGGCTGGCCCTGCGCCGCCGTATTGTCCAAATTGGAAAACGCCGTATTGCGCCCCGTTTTCTGCCCGCGCTGTTCGGTATCCAGCCTCGGCGGCCGCGCCAGCATCTGCGCAATCCCGCCCGCCACCAAACCCACACCGGCGCTCATCAACGCCCCGGCCGCCGCCCAGCCGAACGGATTCCACCAAGCGAACGCAATCAGCACCACGCCGGCGATAATCTGCCCAGCCTTGCCCGCACCCTGAATACGCGGCACGATGTGCAAAATCCCGCTTTCAGGCTGCCTGAATTCGTGCTCCAGTTCCGCCTCGCAGAAATCGTGGCCGTTGAAGCGCACCTGATAAAACCCGCTGCCTAAAATTTCCCGAAAGCCGGGCAGTTGGGTGAGCAATGCCCGCACCGCTTCCGCCGGATTGGCGGCGTGCAAATCAAAACGGCGGCCGTATTCGCGCAGGCCGCCGTGCAAGCAAACTGTAATCATGATGCGTGTTCCAAGTCATTCAGCACCGCCTGCAGCATTTCAGGCTGCCATTGCCGGTGCCGCCAAATACTGTGCGTGTGCCGTTGCCAATAAGGCCCGTAGCCATCGCGGCGGCTTAATTGGCCGAAAGCATGGTGCAGCATTTCGCCGTTGCCCAAATACAGCAGCACGTGCGAAGCCAGCCCGTCAAATTCGGTCAATACCACGTCCCCGGGCTGCAAATCGCGCACCCGCACAAACCCTGCCTTCTCGGCCAGCGCCAAAAAACGCCCCTGCGCCGCATCATCGTCGATGTCGCCACGCCGCACCGGCAGCAAGTCAATCCCCGCCAGATGGTAGGCATCCGCCAGCAGGCTGTAGCAGTCAAAACGCCCGTATTCAAACCCCCGCCCGCGCAAATGCAGCACCGGCGCGAACACTTTCAGGCTGCCTGAAACGGCGAGCACCCAAGGCAGGCCGTTGGCTACCTGCATTTGCCGGTCGGCGCCGGACAGCCACGGTTCGCCCTGCGGGTGCGAATGCACGACGGCGCACACTACCCCCTGCTCCGATACTTCAATCCAATCCAGCGGCGCGATTTCAAAGCGTGCCGACGGGTCGGCCGCCACATTGCCGCAGTGGTAATACAACTGTTCCCCGCCCGCCTGCACAATCAGGCCGCAGCATTCTTGCGGTGCTTCCTTGGCCGCGTGCGCCAAAATCGCCGCCCGTACGGATTTTGTCATCTCCAACATTTCAGGTAGCCTTATCACCCTCAACAAGAGTGAATCCGATGTTGTTTGGCAGCATATGCGCTAAATCAAGATCTCCCGCCACCGTGGTCTTACGCCCGTTTTCGTCGTAATAAAATACTGCCTCACCCTGCCCTGATTTCAGCATCAGCACAAGATTTCCAGTTTTACTATTCATTCTAATATTTAAGGAGTTAATCACAATGGCCACCCCGGTATTTAATTTTAAAATGTTTATACAGCATTTACCCGTTACCTCCGCAGATCGCATGGAATTGGTCAAATCAGCACTAAGTACTAGCGATATAATCGGTTCAGTTTTGCGTACCCATTTGACAGCAGAACAAATTATCGAAGCATGGATTTATGCTGCCTGTAACCGTGCTAATCTTTTTACTGACACCTCGATCACCTTCGCCGCTAAACGTCAAATCGCCGTCAATCTTGGCTTGCCGAAAGCGGCATCCTCACTGTTTCACAATGTTGCAAAAATCAGAAACCGCTTTGCACATGACCCATCCACCGCAGAGATCGATACTGAACTAGTAGATAAAATCAAAGAGCAGTTTTTCTCATTAATGCCAGGATGGCGGCATCAACCAGACGTTGGCATCTCATTTTTTCGTAAAGATGGGAGCACTGAGCTGAATGTCAGCCTACATGATGCAAACCAGCCGCCACACATTATTCTTGCTGTTATTGTGTCTTTAGTAGCTTTATTTCTGGCGAATAAAGCAAGAGAAGAAGCATCTATTGAGTCTTAAGTGATCCACGCCGGTCAGGCAGATAAAGTTTTATCCACCCCCACCCAGCCGCCGAAGGGCAGCGCGGCGGTTTCGCCGAAGCGCGCCTTGCAGCCCTGCAGCTTACGGCTGCATTCGTCTTTTTCCGGGTCGTCAGTAGGCATATCGAAGCGGTCGGCCACCGGCTTGCCGCGATAGCCGCAGGCTTCGCCGCGATAATTGAACGGGCAGTAATCGTGCAGCATCAGCCGCGCCGGAATCACTGCCCCGTCCGCTTCCGACGGTGCGGCCAGCTCGAACTGAGCCGATTCGGCGGTGAGCGATACCATCCGCTCCACCAGATACTTGCTCACGATTTCCTGCGCCGGGTCGGCCTGCGGGTTGCCCAGCGCGAAGTTGGCGGCATCCAAAAAGCGGGCATACGTCTGCCGGCGCCATACTTCTGCGCCGATCAGCTGGCCGAACTGCTCGGACAAGCCGGTAACCGTGCCGTACACATTAGCCAGCGTAACCTTGGGCCGGTTGCCCGCCCCCTGACCGCTCGATTCGAAGCCGTCGGCCTGAATCGGCAAACCCTGATAAGCCTGCCCCTTCCATACCACTGGCTGCGAGAGCTCGTTCATCAGATTGCAGTAGCGAAGGATTTCGCCGCCCAACGGCCGCAAATCCAGCTCCCACAAATCCACCAACACGCCCTGATCCGCCGCCGACAACGCCCGCAGCATCGGAATCGGCAACTGCTTCATGCGCGGATTCATGCCAGCACCTCCTCAAACTGCCAGCTGATTCGATACAACCCGCCAATGTTTTTGACGGTGTACTCCTCCCCCACCTTCACTAGCAGCTTCTCCCCGCCGGGCGGCGTCCAGTGAAAAGATTCCACACCATTAGTGGAAGCGATAAAGGCTTCGATGGCGTCGATTTCCTCTTTCTCGCCAGTCTTCTGCAACTCCCACGTCCGCATTTTTGGTCGCAGCGAAAGCGCCTGCCGCTGCTCGTAGCCATCGCCGAACTTCACCGTGCGCACAGCGAACTTATGCTTGGCGCTGTTGCCATCCAAATCAGGCACAAACTCAAACGTCCGTTTCGGCATTGTCCAAACCTTCCTTCACTTCGGGTTCCTCTTTCTGCATCACATCAAGAAATGCTGTGTCGAATATCGCCAACAGGTTTAATTCCCAGCGCTGCATTCGTTGCCCGGTTAATCGGCAGTAGGCGTCTATTTCGCCCCACGACAAGGGACTAATGGACACCCCTGATTGCCTGGCACGGTTTAATTCGAAAAACCACGCCCAAACATGCGTAACTGCTGGCGGGATAACAGGCGGGTTGTCCAAATCAGGCTTGCGGATACCTGTTTGCTGGTAAATCTGCTCCAGCGCATCCCATATGGACTGCTCCCGGTCTTTGATGGGTTTGTGCAGCTTGAAATAACGCCGCGCCTGCCTCTCCGCCTCGGCAATTACGCCTTGAAAAAATTTTGCTCTTCTGCCGCTTCGTCCATGATCTGCTTACGCAGCCA